TCGACCGGATCGAAGGCACGATCTTCAATCAGGCCGCCGCTTGGATTCCCCAATCGACAGTGGCATGCTTGATCAATCGGGCATATGTCAAGATCGACGCGGAGCTGCCGCAGGTCGAAGTTCTTCTCCAGGTCCACGACTCGCTGGCCGGCCAGTTCCCAACTCACCTCGGAGACTGGATGCGGGATCAGATCGTGAAGGCCGCGGAGATCGAACTGCCCTACAATGACCCACTGATCATCCCGGTTGGCGTCAAAACATCAACTTCGTCTTGGGGTGATTGTGACTAAGCTGACAGCACGCAACTATAAAAACCCACTGTACAGCACTTGGAAGAGCATGCACAAGCGTTGCTATGACTCTTCGAGAAGGGACTACAAGTGGTACGGCGGCAAGGGCATTAAAGTCTGCAATGAGTGGCAAACTTTCGAAGGCTTTCTGGCTACAAAGCCGGACGGTTGGTTTCCAGGCGCTACGCTTAATCGCAAGGAAAGTAACCTCGACTATACTCCGCAAAATTGTGACTGGAAAACTATCACGGCACAACAAGCAACCCGTGGAAATGTAAAAGGCCACTGGAAGCAAGCCGCCACTGTGCGGGCACTTGGGGCAGAGGGCCTGTCGGCAAAAGCCATTGGGGACAAACTCGGTATGTCGCAAAGTACCGCAAGCCGTATTCTTCGCGGTATTGTAAAGGTCGAGGAGTGCGACTAAAATGGCGAGGCACTTTCCTGACTGGATCAGCGAATACCTGCAGTACGCCGCGCACAGCGAAGCGCCGCGCCACATGCACTTTTGGTGTGCGGTGTCGGCGATTGCAGGGGCGTTACGGCGGAAGGTCTGGATTGATCAGGCCTATTTCCGATGGCACTGTAACATGTACATCTGCCTCGTAGCCCCTCCCGGCATCGTGTCGAAGTCCACGACCGCCAGCATCGCTATCGGCCTGCTGCGCAAGGTGCCGGGTATCAAGTTCGGGCCAGATGTTGTGACATGGCCGGCACTGGTCAGCGCCTTCGCCGATTCAACCGAAGGCTTCGAGTACGACGGCGGCATTCACGCTATGTCAGCCCTGACCCTCGAATCCTCCGAGTTCGGTAATCTTCTCAACCCCCAGGACAAGGAGATGGTTGACCTGCTCGTCAGCCTCTGGGATGGCAAGCAGGGCAGCTTTGAAAAGCACACCAAGCACTCGGGCAAGGACTCAGTTGAAAACCCCTGGATCAACCTGATCGCCTGCACTACTCCTGCGTGGATAGCAGGCAACTTCCCCGAGTACATGATTGGCGGCGGCTTCACCAGCCGGACAATCTTCGTCTACGCTGACCAAAAAGCCAAGTACGTCGCGTACCCCGGTCTGCAAGTGCCCAGTGACCTCGCCGCCCACGCCGAGCGTTTGATCGAAGACCTCACCGCGATCTCTCAAATCACTGGCGAATACAAGCTGACCCCTGCAGCAGTAGCCTGGGGCGAGGAATGGTACCGTCGCCACTACACCACGCGCGCTGCCAATCTCGACCCCGAGCGCTTCGGCGGCTACATCGCCCGCAAGCAAACCCACATCCACAAGCTTGCCATGATCCTCGCGGCCAGTAGTGGTGACAGCATGGAGATCACGCCGGAGCACCTATCCGTCGCGCACTCCATGATCACCGACCTCGAGCCCGACATGCAGTTCGTATTCTCCAAAATCGGTCGCAGCGACACTTCCCTCTACACCGAGCGCCTGGTCGCCTTCGTCCACTCCAAGGGCAAGGTTGTCTACTCCGAAGCCTACCGTCACGTCCACTCATTCTTCCCTTCCATGCGGGATTTCGACGACGTGATTGCAGGCTGTGTCCGCGCTGGCTACATCAAGCTAGTCCAATCCAGCGGTGAGATGCTGATGGTGGCCGGGACGGCCCTACCGACCGCGCAAAACGGCACCGTGCTACGGTCAGAAACGGTGTAGAACAAACGGGCTGGAATCGTCAAACCCCAGCCCGTCACCGCGAAGCAAACGCCGATTACGCCATCGGCTGTCCGCCCATCCCAGGATCACCACCTTGGAAAAGCGCATCCAGAGGGTTGCTGGATTGCTGAGGCTGCGTGCGCTGTTTCATCCGCTGCGCCAGCATCCCGCCAAGCAGTTTCCCAACCCCACCCCGCATCCCACCGCCAGACAACGCACCAGAGGCGAATTGCAGCAGCTGTGGCGACAGGCCGCCTTGCCCAAAGGGGCTATCCCCACCGCCACTGGTATCCGCCGGCATAGCCAGCCCACCGGCCGCAGGCATCCCTGCCCCACCTTGCCCACCCATGCCCATCATCAGGGCTTGCAACAGTTGGCTGTTCATCACACTTGCCTTTCAAAGTGCGGGCAGTCAACAAAGTGCGACTTACCCTGGTCCACAAGCCCGCGCCAGTTCCCGCCCCAGCGGTTCTTCGGGTTCAGCGCCTCCCACCAGTCGCCCAGCGGCTTCAGCTCCCCTCGTGTCTGCACCAGCTTCCCGTCCCGGAAGAAGTTCAGATCAATGGCCAGTCGCTTCATGTGCTGACTGTCCATGGTCTTGCTGCGGCCTGTCCTCACATAGATTTGCTGCTGCTCGAGCGTGCGGTAGGCTTCCCCCAGCGTCACGACAAATCCCAGCTCCGTGGCCCGTGCGATCAGCTTGCAAGCGTCCTGCAGAAACGCAGCTTGCGCGTCAACCATACTCATGGCTGGTCTCCTTTGGTAAGTTGGCCGATGGTGGCATCCTTATCCCGGCTGCCTCGCGTCGTACCGAACTCGAAGTTGTAGATATTGTCCAGATACCCCAAGAACCTGCCGAGCACCAAGGTGAAAATCCCCTTGGCATACTCGTTGATCGTAGGGTCTTTCCAGACAATCCAGATCATCACCGCCACCAAGGCGACGGCCAAGAAGAACATGAAGTCTGCCCGGTAGTTGTGAGTCCCGGCCTTGATAAACGCGGTGTCACGCTCCCGAGCAGATTGCTTGTCGGACACCTCTGCCTTGAACCCTTCCAGGTCAATGCGATTGTCCTCTTGCTTCAGCTTCTGCAGCTCTTCCTCATGCTCATACTCGTACTGCTTGAGCTTGACCAGATCTTCTGGCGGCATGTCGGGCTGCAGCTTGACGCCCGTCTTCTCTTCCACCCACTCCTTGCCCTTGGCAAGTGCGGCGTTTCCGATCAGCCCGAGGCCTTGGGACAGCAGCGCAAGGATAAACGGCGGCATAGCAGCTCCTACAGTTTGTCAGCCTTGTGGTCTAGCTTGTTCTCGATACGGTCAAGCTTTGCAAAGATGGCATCAGACAAACGGTCGAACATCTCGCGTCGAACGTAGTCCCCAGCCACCAACACCTTCAGGTCTGACACCTGTGCTGCCAGCCGTTCATCAGCTACCTTGAGTTCTTTCACTGCTTCCCACATGGCCTTCATCCACCAGCCGCCTAGTGCGCCAGCGATGCCGACCACAATGTTGAACAAGTTCTGTTCCATATTACGAGTCCTGTAGATTTAAGTGTACGCCCAAGTGCCAGGAGTACCAGATGCCGTGCATGTGAAATGTCCCTGCCCCGCTGCGGGCAACGAGTTCATCAGAATGTCGCCCTTGTTCCAGGTTCCAACCATTGGGGCTGGAGCGCAGCTCTGAGCAGTGATGTTGTCGATGTATGGCAGAATCTTGTTCGGGTTGTCAACAACGTACACAACGGGCCGCAAGAACCGAGAGACGCGTCCAGCGGTAGGAGCAAGACCGTGTGGGTACAGGTTCAGCAGAAGACTCGTCATACCCGCTGCGCCGACTTTCGTAGCCGTAGTGATCAACGCCCACTCGCCTGCCAGAAAGTAAGTACCAAAGCCACTCAGAGGGTAATCGCGACTGCCTGCTGCACCGACTCCGTTGATGCTCATGGAGATGTACGGATCTGGAGTTGCGCTGGCATCTGGTTGCAGTTTCATCAACCAGCACGCGACTACCCAAGTGCCCGCAGCACCCGCAATCGTATATGAAAGACTAACCACTCCAGCCCCAGCCGTCGTGTACTCCTGAACAGGCATCGGCATACCAGTCTGAGGGTTCAGCTCACGCTGTGCAAGAGTGACAGCCTGCAGAGCAGCCGCGAGGTATGACGGAACCTGTGACCAGTTGCGCTCGACGACGCGGTCTACCCGTGCGTATGGTGCATCCACAGAGGCGTTGAGTACGTTGTCTCCAACAGCCGCATCTGCACCCAGCACCGCGAGAGGCGTCTTGTACACTAGTTCAGGCCAGAACGGATCGGTGCTTTGACCCATGCCGCACGGAGTGCCAAGAAAGACCTTGTGTTGAAGCGTTGCGTCGCTCAGGCCAAGATACGTGTTGGGACCAACGAACCAAGGGCCACGCATTGCTTTGAGTTGGATACACGCTACTCCGACGTTAGCTTCGAAGTAGTTGGCTCGAACGCTGACCCCTTTGTACGCACCAAAGATGTACACTGGGTCACGCTGACCTTCGAGGATGTTATACTCCACTGCGGCGGTGAATGCAGCAATCGCCAGCCCGCCACCACCAGGGTTGTAGCCGTTCTGACCTGCCTCGTTGTACAAGAACGTGAACCCGTTCCACTGTGTACCATTCAAGCTGCGTGCGATCCAGTTGTTCAGGTTAATGGCGCAGTTGATAATCTTGATGACACCCATCTCAATGTTGGCACCAGCAGTCAGATACGTATCGAATGCAGATGTGAAACCGTGAATACCGCAGCGCTCAAACGTGAAGTCGCGTTGGAACAATCCGCTGCCACACTCAAATCCGATGGCAGCCGTGGGGCCCGCACTGCCCGCAGCGCCGAGCGTTGCAAGGTTGATGTCTCTGAACGCTACGTTACTGTTTGCGTCGAGCACCGTGTTGTACACACGGAAGCAGCAACGATCTGTGTGAGTTGGAACAATCGTAGCTGGAGTGTTGGCCCCAGGAACGAATACTCCAGGGTATGCCTTGCGTCGACCAGTGCCGACCAACACAACGTTCGGTGGCAAATCAATGACAGCCGTGGTCTTGTAGCTGCCATTAGGAAACATTAGCGTGCCGCCACCAATGATTGACAGGTAGGCCAGTGCGTAGACAATATTCATAGTGTCGTCTGCGACACCGTCCCCAACCGCACCGAAATCTTTGACACTCACTACATCCCGCAACTTACTTCTGAGCGAACGGGCGACAGCGCCTACACCGGCCTGCAAAAAAGTTGCAAGCGTTTCCACGGTAAGGAGCTGACCGTAGCTACTGTACTGGTCTACGGCGGTGGCGTCACTGATTCCTGTATGGCGCTTGCCAGCCATCGGCAAATTGCTTGTAGGTGGACTTTGCCCGTCTCGTGTGATAACGTTTGTTAGCCCGGCAATCAAATCATTGATAACGGCATTGAAGTATGCCGCCCGGATCACATCACCTGGCACAGCAGGGTACTGCGGCGGAGGAAGTGATACGAAATTACCTGCACCATTGTACGGCATAGTAAGCTCCTAAAGTCATCGGCGGATTACAGAAGAGTAATCCAGGCGTGTTATTACTGTCCAACTTTCCGCTGGTTCGGGTTCTGAGCCGTCGGGACAGTCGCCGAAAAGGTCGCCAAGGTGTCGGCTGCTGCCTTGCTCATCACCGGCTGGCGACCGAGTTTGATCAGGGTATCGACACCTTCGGGGGTTGTCAAAAGCTTGTCCATGAAGCTGTAGGCGTCAGCGTTCAGTGCGTCGTCGATGGCCTTGAAGGGCTGGCGGATCGGCTGCACGGCGCTGAAATTGCCGACACCGCCGAAGATACGGCTGCGACTGGCTTGTTCCAGGCCTTGGGGTGTGACGCCTGATACCGTACCAGGGCGGCGTGCAGCGGCACTGGTAATCCGCATCATGTTTTGCATACCATTCAGCAATGCGTCGTCCTTCAAGCCCTGGCTGCGTGCGAGAGCAACGAGCATGTCTTTGAAGCCCTGAGCCTTAACATCATTGCCCATAAAGACCTTTTCGAGATTCGCCGCAGTGGCTTCGGCGGGACGCCCACCTTGGCGAGCGGTGGCTTCGGAGATCTTGTTGCTCATCCAGGTCTTGACAGCGTCTTGAAACGCAGCAGGACCATTAGGCTGACCGCGCAGTGCCTTTTCCAACGTCAGGATCTCTGAGGTTGACGCGCCGGGTGTCGTACCCTTGTCCAGGACGCCAAAGACACGACCCTGCACCGCCTCGCGTTCAGTATCATAACCAAGCCGGCCCGCCACTCGACCGACAACACTCTGCTTCATCGGAGCAACTACGTCCGACATGACCTGCGAGTACGCGGCGTTCGCTTGGCTGAGCTTCGGCGCGTACTGGTCAATGACGTTGCGAAAGGCCTCGCGAACTTCCTGCGCCCGGCGAAGGTTCGTGGCATCGAGCCCCGGTGTGTTCAGCTTGCGGCTTCCGAAGGTCGAGAGGGAGTCCTCCAGTGCGCTACGGAGCTGCATGGCGTCGGTTAGATACTTCGTCTGCGGCACGGACTGCGTCAGTGGCTGACCATCCGGCCCGAGGATTGCGGCAGCCGGCGTCCCCTGCGCCCGATTCGGGTTGATCAGGGCCTTGCGTGCCTCGCCGATCAGCTCCGCCCCGGTCGTATTCGGGTACTTCGCAGCAATTGCGGCCAGCTGCTTATCCAGCGCCATAACCGCTTCCGGCGGGACGGTCGATCCCTGCGGTGCGGCCTTTTGCCAGGCTTGTCCGGCCTTGCCAAGTGCCTCGCGGATTGCACTGTCCGCCGCCTCTTGTACGTTGTTGGCGGCAAGCTGCGGCTGACGGGCGGTCCCAGGCAACGCTGCCGCCTCTCGCTCCACCCCCATTGCAACATCAACAGGCTGGCTGCGGAGCGTTCGGGCAACTTCCTTGCCGTTCTTCGATTGCGCCAGTACGTTGACCATTTCATCGACGTTGCTGGCTTTCGGCATGGCTTGGGACAAGTTCAGAGAAACGCCCTGCTCTTGGCTGCGGCGCATCAGTTCCTGCGCAACACGCATATCAGCTTCGGTTGCATCGCGGGTGGCTTCGCGAGCCAGATCAGCACGGGTTGTCTTGGCAGCGGTTGCCAGCCCGGCGGCACCCCCACCCGCCAGTGCGCCAAGAATACGCGTGACAGGGTTGTCGCCAAGAGTCTCCGCTGCGCCTTCACTACCCAAACCAGCGGAGCCGCCGACAACCGCCGACCGTACAGGAGCAGCCAGTCCACCGGGACCAGCCACAGCGCCAGTCGCACCTTCAATCGCCCGTGCCGCGTACTTTTCTCCGGTCGTCTGCGGCTGCATACCAAGCTTGGACAAATCCGCCAAGGGGGATGCTGGGGTAATGTCCTTCGGGTAGCGGCCAGGGTCGGTTGCGATGCCCGCACTGGCGGCGAGGGCAGGCAAGCCCATCAGCCCCCGCAACACTGCCGATCCGCCTTGCCCTGCGTAGTACTTGGTCTTATCCCACCAGTCACCTTGCATGGCATTAGCGCGCGCAACGGCGTCCTTGCGCTTGGCAATCTCCGCGTCGATTTGCTCGAGCTTGGGACTGTTGGCGTCAAAGAGGTACTTGCCAGGCTTCTGTGCTTGCCGCGCTTGCTCCGCTTCCCCGACAGCCTGCTCACGCATCTTGCCAAGGTGAAACAGCTCCACCTTGGCTTGCACGGCGGCCTTGAGCTCTGGGCTGGGATTGTCCGGCAAGTCGACGACGCTTCCGTCCGGCATTTGAACTGCAGGCATGTTCGTTCCTTACTTGTTGAGCCACTCTTGCACGGACATGGTGCCAGGGGCGGTTTTGCCAGGAGCTGCCGGAGCAATGGTCTTCGGTGGTTGGGTCGGGGGCTTGACGATGAACTTGTGGCTGTTGTCGTCGTAGACCAGCTGATCATTCCCCCGCATGGTGAAGGGGACTTTGAAGGTTTCGAGGTCCTGCGGGAGGGTGCCCGTTGCGCCTTGTTGGGCTTGGAGCAGGCGACCGTGGCTGAGCATGACGTTGCCGGCAGCGGCTTTGGCAATGTTCATCAGCCGGACAATGGATTGGTCGTCGAGCAGGATGCTGCCGCCGGAGGCCTTTTCTGCGAACTCGCGGTCCGCGTTCGAGATGCCTGTGCCGGCGCCCAGCCCCTTGACAAGGTTGAGCGTTTCCCGCGCCATGTTCGCGCGGAAGGCTTCGGTGTTGGCGATTTGTGGGTCGGCATCCAGGCCCAGGGACTTGGCGAACTTGGCTACGCCGAGGGCGACCTGCCCGCTGGCACCAGACTTGATACCGGCGTTGACGTCGTTCTCTGCGTTCTCGATGGCGTCGATGGCTTTGCTTGCTGCGGTCGCGTTGTCATAGGACTTCGCGAGCAGGTCAGCACGCTTGCCGGCCAGTTCCGTTGCGAACTTATCGCCGGCCTTTTGGACAGTGTCCACATTGACCTGCACACCCTTCGGGGCGAACTTGGCTTCGCCAGTGCTGGTATTTTTCTGGCCATAGATCGGCTTGCCGTCTTCGCCTTGCCCAATGACGCCAACGTCACCGAACTTGTCACGAACATCGGCAACGGGCTTGTAACCGTCATCAGGCGTCCCGACGACGATCTGACCGTTGACCACATGCTCCTTGCGCTCAGGCTGCAGAACAGGCAGACCGCCACCCATCGCTGCAAGCAGACGGGACTTCGGGTCAAAGCCGCTGAGGCCCAGCAGGTCCTTCGGCGTCAGTGCTGACTTCCCGATCTGTTGCAGGTCCATCTGACCGAGTTGCTGCAATGGACCGATACCGGAAGTCAGGGCTTCGATGGCTGCATGACGAGGATCAGCCGCTTGTGCACCGGTAGGAGCCCCCATCTGCCCATCTTCGGTCGGCGGGCCCATGGGTGTGCCTGGCTTGCCATCGCGAGTATCGAAGTACTTCTGCAGACCAGCCGCCAGTGCGTTGTTGTACTTACCAGTCAACTCGCGCTTCGCATCATCAGCTTGATCGACCATCTTCCCGCCGAGGTAGGTGCCGGCGGCTTGCGCAAGATACTGCAGCGGGTTCGGGGCGACAAAGTGCCCGCTCACCATCTGCCCTTGCGGCATCTGCATCATCTGGCCGAGCAGGGCTTGCGCGATCTGCTGCTTGCGCGCAATCGCGTCCTGGTCAGTCTGCAGGTCAAATGGGAGGGTCATGGGAGTAGGCATTTAGCACCCCTTTAATTCGGCGATGTATTCAGAAAGCTGGCGCTCGAGTTCTAGGTGCGCAGCACGAATTTCGGCAGCGGCGTTCGGCTCGTCGTGCAGGAGGTCTTCGACCAGCCCACGATGCTCAGCCACATAGGCAGTGCAATTGCGGCAGTCGATCGAGCAGTGCAGACCTCGCGCGTAGCCCGGCGGCAGGTTCGGGCCGATGAACTCAAAAACCTGTTCGTCGGACCAGTCTTCCAGCGGGAAGCAGTACTCGATACCGTCGATGACAGTGCCGCTGACGATGGGGATTTTCAAGCTATCGCATGCTTTTTGCCCACGGATTACGGCGGTGTAATCCCCGGCAATTACCGCTTCAGCCATAGGCTCCCACATGTTCGCACGGCAGCAGCTTTCCGCCGAGGCAAATCGCACAGCCTGCGCGCCGCTTGCGATCCGGCCGAGTCGTGTGCTCGGAAAGGGCAGCACATCCACAGGGTAGCCATTCTGGCGAACCCATTCTGGCTGATTGCCCTTGACTTCCAGGAAGTTGGACACCAAGCTGGCAATGCGCTCCATGTAGGCAGCGACTTCCCGAGTTGGATTACCTGGGTTCATCCAGGCCACGGTCAGGCGGTCCCAGAAGGGCTCGAGCAGGTACAGGCACGCAGCGCTGTCTTTGCCAGCAGAAAACTGCAGCATGACACGCTCGTGGCGGGAGAAAAAGGCGGCGAAGTCCTTCATGATCAGAAGTACATCGCGGCCATCATCGCGACGCTGCCGATTGCCGAGGTCGTACCTGCGGCTTGTGCGTTGTCAGCGTTGACTTGGCCGAGCTGGGCTTGGTACTGGTTGTTCGCCGCGTTGAGCAGATCAGTGCTGCTGCCGCCTGCAGAATTCCCGCTCGTCGGCGACTGCCCACGGCTGAGCGCAAGGATGTTTGCAAGCCGTGCCACAGCGCTGTTCTGCTGCTGATCCCCTGCCGCAACCGCCCGATCCGCAGCATCTGCGTAGGCACTGTCCTTCCGCTGATTGAACTGATCCATCGCGTTTCGGTACGCTTCGGAGCCTTCAGTCAGGCCAGAGTTGATCAGCTGCGTACGCAGTGCATTCTCGTCACGACCGAAGTTCGTGTCGTAGTAGTGTGTGGTCTTGCGGTAGGCGGCATCCGCTGCTTGCTGTCCATTGCCGAGGTCGCCAAGCATCTGCTGCCCAGCAAGCCCGGCTTTCAGCTGCGTAGCGACGTTGGTGTCGTAGAGCTGCTGCTGCTCCGGCGCGAGCGTAGTCGTGCGGATGTAGTCCCCAGGCTGGGGATTGTTGGGGTCAGCCCCCGGGCGAATGCTCCAGCCGATCGAGCCGTAAGGCGTCGTCTCGTTGTACTTGCCCGAATTCGCTTGGGCGATTGCCTGCCCCTTGTAGTCCGGCGCTGCCGGTGCGTCGCTCTTGCCCATTTGGCATACCTCGTTTGATGTTCAGCCAGCGGCAGTCTTCCTTGTGCATGGAATACACAAGCAAGTCGCCTTCCGGGTGGGCATCTTTGAGGGTCGCCTCAAGCTTGAAGCCCAGGTGCTCGTCGAATCGACGGGCCTCTTGGTTTGTCGAGGGCACTACCCCCGTGACCCGCTTGCAGCCAAGCTGCACGAACGGGTAGTAGAAGCAAAACCACAGGTACTCACGGCAGAGCCATTCCCTGCCAGGGACCGCAGCGACATGCATCAGCAAGTTCGCGCCGTTGAAGTCCTCGTACAAGACACCTGCAACCAGCCCCTTTTCGAAGTGGAGCAGTCCGATAGTAGACCCCCGCCCGGCAGTCCAAGTACCGCCAGCCCTGGCACAAACCCAAGGGCCGACAATATTGTCCTTACCGACGAGAATCTCTTTCAAAGCACGCCACCCGTTTCGTAGACGAAGTCTGTCGCTGACCACTTCAGACTAACGGAGGTCGTTGCGACTTGCAAGCGGAAAGCTGCGGCGTAGCATTCCTTGGCGAAGACGGTCGCCCATTCGCGCTTGGTTTCGCTGTCGGAGCCCCAAGTTACTTGGTCCCAGCGACCGCTGTCCCAAAGGTAGCCGAGTGTTGGTGCGGCAGTGGTAATGGAGCTGAAATCGGTGATGGCGTAGTCAACATCGAAGCCCATGTACAGGGTGACCGTCCCGTCGATAGCGACGATTGGGCGGACGAGTTTGAAGTGCTTCTGCCGCGCACGTTGGTTGAAGTAGCTGTATGCCTGCTGCGCCCGCCCAACGATGGAGGCACCGAAATCAGACCGACCTGTCCAAGCTTTGGCCGTCTTCGTGTCCGAGGCAAAGTACAGGGTCTCGTTGAACACCTCCCAGGCATTGGCAAGCCAGCCCTTAAACACGCACCAGGCACCTGTGATGGAGTTCATCACATACTGGATGGTGTAGCTGGCGGTGACAGGAATGTTGACAAGGACAAAGCTGCCTTGTGGGTAGGCAATGACTTGCCAGCCGGGGTTGGCGCTGTACAGTGTCGCGGCATCGGTGAAGGCAGTGTCGATCTTTGCGGTCAGCGCAGCGGCGCGGTTGACGGTGGAGGACTGCAGGGCCTTGGACAGAGGGAACAGGCCGTTTTGGCACAGGACAAGCAAGTCGCCGCCGTACTTGCAGAAGCAGTTCTTGCCGATCGGCTCTCCGATGTAGTAGACGCCGACTTTCGTGAAGGTGGTTGCTGAGGCAGGGTCAGTGCCTTTGTAGACAGCGACCTCGCCTTCGGAGGAGATGAAGACAGTGTAGTCATCACTCCCGTCGCCGCCGTCGATTGTCCAGGTACCGATCGAGACCAAATACCCGCCCTTACCAAAGACAGCCCCAAGCGGGAACTCGGTCAAGGCACCGCCGATACTGGCAACTGGCAGGTACCATGCGGAGCTGGAGTCTTTTTGGACAAACCACAGGCGACGGCAAGCGACCGCTACGTTGGTCAGACTCGTCGTGGCCAGGCCCGTGATAGCCGGGGTAGTCGTGCTGTCAATACTGGCCCAGGCCGTGCCATTGTAGAGCTTGAGCTTGTCGAGGCCATTGACGGCGACAAGGTATTGGCCGCCGGCTACCTGGAAGTTGGTGTACTGGAGGTAGCCGGAAGTCAGCGCCATCAACGAAGCGCCAACAGCAGACCCTGCTGTAGCGTCGTAGATGCCCGTTGCAGTCGCAGCAAATAGCTTGTTCGAGCTGGGACCGTTCCAGGGCATCAACGTGAGTGGTGGGGTGGCAAAGCCAGTTGTCCATGCTTGACAACCCGGCCGAAGCTCCACATCATTCGCCTTCGGGAACCAGTTCTCCAATACCACCGCGTCTTTCGGGGACATAGCGGCAAGCGGGTCACGGACATTCCAGCCGCCAACCGGAGCCGGAAGCGACGCGGTCGCGGCCTTTTGCAGACCACGACCTGGGGATTTGCGGAGCAGGGGCTGTCGGATCATGGTGTGGAGATATTCCAGTTGCCGGAGGGAACCCAAATACCTGGGCGGAAGTCATTGCTACCGCCACTCATGTCGATTCGGGGCTTGGTACCGTCGCGGCCAGAAGCGTTGTTGGCAAGCTCCTCGTACCGGCGGAACTCTTCGGCGTAGTCCAGGCCCTTTTCCGCCTTCCACTTCCAACGAAGGCCGGCAGTTAGCAGCTTTTCGTCGAGGATGAAAGTGTCGGTGTCTGCGGCAAAGGCGCTACGGTAGGTCGTACCGTCCTGGGCGAGGATGGCATAGGAGCTGGCGTACTCGAAGGCGCAGGTGTGGCCAGCGATACCAGCAGGCATGAAGAGGATGCGGTTCTGCCGGATGCGATACTTGTAAAACGGCCCGGTCGTGGGCAGGGCTTTGAGGGCCTGCCACTGCGACTGCGTCATCGGACCGAAGAGGGGCAAGCGCAGTGTTCGGTTGAAGATGGTTTCTTGGGAAATGCGCAGGAAACCGTTTGGGGCGATGGTGTCGAGACTGCCCTGGTCCTCGCCAGTAACAGTGACAAACGTCGCCTCGCGCATCAAGTCCGTCCAGGTCCACCGATCACACAGGTCCTCGACGACCTCGTTTGCCAGCGCGACGATCTGGGCGACCTGCGCATCTTGCGTGCCGATGACGAAGGAAGGAACCGGCAGGCCGGTGCGCGCACAGAATGTCTGAACAACGGAGAGCAGCGACATGTCAGTTCCTTTTCCCAGCGCAGATTAGAGCTTCTTCCCGCCACCTTGACCGAGGGCCTCAATCTGCTTGGCCATGGTTTCGAGCTTCGTCTGCAGATCATCGTTGCGTTTGGCGAGGTCGGCGTTGGTGGCCTTCAGTGCGGCGACTTCCTCGGCGATCTTACCCGTGTCCTTGGCCACAGCCAGCCACTCGATGGCACGCTGCTTGAGCGCGCGGGCGCCCATGCCGAGGCGGCCGACGGTTTCCTCGTTGGCACCGGCGAGGTCTTCGACGGTCAGGATGTGAGCCTGCTGGAGTTGCTTGACCTGGGCCGGAGAGACGGCGGGCCAGTTGACAATCGCATGACCTGTCAGCGGAATTTCCCGGCCTTCCTGCCAGGCCTTGTAGGAAGCCTGGAAGTGGGTCAGCCATTCCTGCGGGAAGCGTCCTTCAGCGACTTGCTGCTTCAGGTTGGCGAACCAGTCGTCAACTTGGCGTTCGATGCGGTCCTTCGAGCCTTGCGGCGTGATCATCGCGTAGGTCACGTCCTTGGCGACGTAGTGACCGGCCTCGATGGAGGCAGTGCGGTCTTCTTCGGCGCGGACTTCGAAGGTGACGTAAGGCGGGCGGGCTTCGGCTGCTTGCATGATTTGCTTCCCCAGGAAGTGATGGTTGATCGGATTGGCTGTTGTAGTGTCTCCCCAAAAAACCCCCGGCAGCGAACTGCGCGGGGGAACGCCCTGGGGAGGCGGACGTTTAGGTGATCGCGCCCTGTGCGAACGGACGGTTCAGGTGCGCCACGTTGTAGAACACCGTACCGTTGTTGTAGGTCGCAGTCACCGAGCCGTTGACCTGCGCGGTCATGGCAGCGGACAGGGTGACGAAGCGGTCCGACGGGTCGATCGCGCTG